CTAAAAACATTCCACGCCGAGCAACCTCATGCGCCAGAGACACGATATCAAACCAAGATCTGTCAGTGGAGTAACCAAGATCATCACCACCGTTAATCTGCTTCAAATGCTCACGCATAGACGTTATAGACTCAGGCTCAGGGGCCAGATCCAAATAAGCAGAAGCAATGACACGATGGGTCATCAAGGTATTCACGACAGTAGTAAGATACCACCCGGAAGGATTGAATTCAAGTTGAAGAACACGGTCACCAACAATTACACGCGGACACATGGCAAGATTAAAAACCATGTCAACACCGCTATGATATTGAGTCGGAAGACCAATTTTCATGAAGTCACGCTCAACTTCCGAGTCTTTCCAAGAAGTATCGCACCCGGACTGATCAGCATCAAAACCAAAAGGCAGTTCATCAAGACTGCGAAGGAGACGCTCAAGACCTCTGCCAAAAATATTGGCACCAATAGCACTGGAGTGCCGATGGCAAGAGGAGGTCAACGAGTCACACGCCTTCTTAAACAGCATGGCACACGCCAAATGGTGATGGAAGGGAGCGGGGCAAAAAACACGAGGGTTCTTACCAGCAGGTAACAACTCATCCTTTATGGTTGCAATAAAAACTGACTCGGAGTACTCACCACGCACCAACGCGTGGGCACGTTCCGAGATCTCAGTAGAAAACTTATCCCAGGCCTCACGTTTGGTAGAACAACCAAGATTAACGTAAGGCCATCCAGGAGATTTTTTCCAATCAACGTATTTCAAACACTCATCCAGATCACTGAACCCACCTTCAACGAAGGGAGCAAACTCACGATTCAGAATCTCCAGAGATCGGTTATACTCAACACTAGTCAGATGAACCCCTTTAGGACGGGACAACTTGCTAAACCAATTAAGATAAGCACCAGCCGTAATAGCTGAAGGAAAAAAGGACGGAGACAAAAAGCCAAAAGGAGAACTAACATACTTGGACTTGGGCAGCGGACGCTGACCGACAGTCCCAATGCCAATAAAAGCACTCTCATAGTTCCGAGAAAAACCGGACGCTTTAACAAGACGCTCTATTGGCCCCACTGGATGAACAGTGGGGACAATTAGTTTTTTGGCTGGGCAGCGAGCCACTTAAGCAGCTCAGGGGTAACGGCATACGCGCCGTTGTCCTTCCCATTGTTGTTCCCAAACGCATGGAGACCAACAATTTTTTGATTCACAATGTATGGCGATCCACACATTCCGGCTTTAGTTCCGCCGTTAATCAACAGTTCCTCAGGGCAATCGGGCTTGTACGTGATCACGCCCGTCACGGTGCCCAATGGGCACGAAATAGCTCCTTTAGGAGTAGGGCTATTCGTGACTCGTGACAACGTCCCAAACGCTTTGTACTCAACAGGTGTACAATTCGACACCTTCACAGGCAACAGAATCAAATCAGAATCACCTGGAACCTTGAGGACAACACCTTGTGGAACAGCTTCAACATTCGCAGGAGCGTAAGGGGGATAGACCTT